CCACAGTTTGTTGGGGTTTTTAGCCTTGCTTTGGTTGGTGCTTCTGCACCATTGGTACTTCAGCTTGTCCGTCCAATAGTTAAGCAAGTCGTTACCAAATTGACTAAAAAGAAGGTAAAATAATAATCCGTAGATGAGTTTAATACCCGTGACTTATCTACTGGGCTATTTTGTGAGTATGTGGGATAACTTGATTTGGTGGAATATTGACAACAATATCTTCACAGGTAACAGCACTAGGAGTATTAGGTTTAAATGTAACTCCATCTTTTGCCATTTTTGAGCACATCTCCAAACGATAGAGACTAATTTCCATCTTAGTTTTCTTTATTAGTAGCCTCTGTGCTTCAATATTTACTTGGGTCGCTTCATGGCAAAGGGCTGGTGACTTACCTAATGGAATATTAAATTGAGCAGATATTCCATAATTTAGATTGAAATTATCTTTTTCAAATCTAGGTATTTCTGAATAATATTTTACCTCTCCAGTATCCTCATCATAGATTGGTGTTCTAGTAACAGTTTCTCTAGGTAAGGCAAAAGACCAACTATCTGTTACATAAGGTGTAATCGTAAGACTTGGAGATGCACAAACTATACCTTGACTCATTTTGTAAGATGGCATAGCTGAAGGGGTTATCATGGTAGCATTATTGTTAACAACTCCTTGGGCATTACTTGAAGGCGATGCAACTGTAGTATTTGCAAGAGTTTTGACAGGGCAAAGAAATAAAGCTATTGCCCAAATGTAGTTGTAGTTTCTGTTGTTGTGCTTGTTGTTATTTGACGAGTTATGGAAGTTACTGTGTCTAATCCTGGAGTTATTAGTGTTTCTTGAAGAGAGAAAGCTGCTCCATTGTTTACAATTCCCCAACGAGGTATAGCTTCTAAGTTTGGTGAAGTCCAATGAAAGTTTACTCCCCCAACTGTTTGTTCATTCGTAGTCGTAGGAGTAGGGTTGATATATCCCGTTTCAGATTCGATATTATGTCCTGATGCTGAGTATGAGTATCCTGTCCGATATTGATGGCTCGTGATTGTTTCATTAATTATTGACTCTGAAGTGCTTGAAGTCTGACTCGAACCCGAACGAAATTGTGGCACAACAGGTACAGCAAGGGTTCTTACTGGTAATACTAATAAAACTAGCAGCCAAAGTCTAGTCAATCGTAATAGTAACTTTAGTAGATCCTATGCAGCTTGTACCTGATCCACCAGCAGTACAAGTATGAACTCCAGAACTTAATGAAGTAAGAGCAAGGTTTCCTGCTGTACCACCTGATCCTATTGTTGTTTGTCCACCTAATACTGGTAATGCTGCAATGCCCGAACTAGGTGTTACGGCAGATGGTGTAGCGTCACCCATTATTACGGATTCTGTTTTGCTGAAGGCAGATCCCGATGTTGTTACTGTAGTGTCTGTCTGAATCATAGCTGGCACTCCGTTACTGAGGCTGCCAACATTGATCCCCCCTATCTTTCCTGCTGTTGTGGTATCTCCTACGGTAACAGATGGGGTAATATTATTTCCGCTAAGACTATATGTAGTTCCTACCTTATTGGTTACTACATAAGGCATATCAACTGTTATCTGTGCTGAAGTAACAAACTCCTGTTTTATATCAGCAAAGGCAGCCGATGGAAATAATAAAAGTAAAGCGAATAATTTTTTCATTTGATACCTACTTTGTTGTTTTTATTATCTACTATAGTATCTTTTTTCTTTTTTATCTGAAAGCCTAGTGATGCTGTACTCGCTGAAAAAATCGAAGCAATAAATGTCGGGTCAAAATCTACTATTTTTTTGCCAGATGGCGGTTCATAGTATGAAAGGGATAAAAGTGTTGCCGACCACAAAAGCACGCAAACTTTCACGATAGTTTCGACTTTACTAGGCTCTTGATCTTCCATAAAAGTTAAGATTCTTGTCCAATACTAGCATTTTAGCTATGTTTGGGAAGTAACACATATTTTTTCCATGTATAAGATTTTAAAACCAATCTTAATGACCTTTTTAACGACAACTGCTGTTAAAAGATTGGTCGTAGATTTACTTAAATCAATCGCAAAACAAACAACCAATACTTTGGATGATAAAGCAGTTGAAATTTTAGAAAAACAACTTTTTCCTCCAGCATGAAAATTACTAAATTTCTCAACATAAATATCGAACCAGCACCTCCAGAATTGGAATTAGAAATCGAAATGCAGTGTAGAGAGATTATGAAATCTGACAATTTAACTGATATAAAAAGATATTGCACTTACATGGTCAGAAAAAAGTTTGACCAAGATATTTTTATGGCCTCACTGCTAAATAGATTGATCGAACTAGAAGCTAATCGTGTTGTAGCAGAAATGAGAAAAGAAAAGCCTAAATCTAGGAATCCTTTGAAAAAGTTTTTTCGTATTCGTTAAGATATTTTCTTTCAAAATCTTTAACTACCATAGAGTCAGTCTTATCAATCTCAAAATTAAACTTTAAAATTGCCGTGCGAATATGTTCTGAAACCCAACCGCCTTGTTTTGAAACAACTTGAGCTTTGTTGCGGTCATTAATAAAAATATAATGGTCATAACCTTTTAGTTCTACATCTAAAAGATTTTTTTCTAAATCCTTACGTCTTATTTCTTTCAAGCGTCTTAATTTTATTGAATCACTCATTTTTCTTTTTAATTGAATTAAGAATCCTAGAAAGTGCTCTACCTTGTAATCGGTTTTGAATTGCTCTATTCCAGTTTTCTTGATCTTTTTTCAATGCTTCATCATACACTTCTTTATCAATCTTGTCTTGTAAAAATTTATAAACAACTTCCCTTATCCAAGACGTAGGTTTTATTTTTAATTTTGTACGAATGTAATCATCAAATAGTTCCCCTCTGTTTATATCTATAAGAACGTGATAATACTTTTTGTTTCCGTGAGGTTTCTTGCCAGCTTCAGCCATAAATATCTTTTTAACTAATGTTATCACAAATTCGATACATTGATACTTTATTAATATTAAAGAGTGTTTTTCCTGGGGAGAGTGGCTGAAGTTGTCCCATTCCCTATAATCCCGTTCCAAGACTTGCGTTTGCTATGGGACAAGGGTATGGGACAAGTAAAATTGTCCTCCGCTCCAAAAACAATGGGACAATCTATTTTGTCTCACACAGTTGTCCCACTGAAATCTATTGGTACGATTACGATTCTTCCAATGAGACAGGATATGTCAACGCCCCGCGAGCGAGGACTGCTCTATAAGACTTATTAGAATTATCATCTTCTACAAGTTCAATAAGACCTTTCTTGATTAATCTTTGGAACGATTTTCTTATCGCAGCATCTTTACCATCAACCATTGGATCGTGAATCATCTGGTTAATCGTATAAGTTTCTGGATGAATCTTTCTTAACTTTTGAAGAACTTTATCTTGAACAGTTGTAGGAGATTCACTATCGTTAGAAACTTCTGGAGTGTAATCAGCTATAGAGAATGTAAGGTCATCATTCATTTTCATAACCATTTGAGTTCCCATTCTTCCAGACCTAGATTTTTCAATGGTAATAAATCTACTGGAGCGACCAACCTTATTTACTTGTTCTTGAGTTGGTTTAGATAGTTTCCAAGTTTCATCAACAGCATCTCTGATAGCAGATGTTCCTCTAAATCCACCATTCTTATTAGCGTGATGAATTATAAGGATTGTTGTCTTAGGAAAGAGAACACCATTATTTCTGGTTAACCAGTATAAAGGTTGAGCAAAA